CCCGGCAGGTTTATAAGCCAGTTTGTACCTCCATAAAGATCAGAAATAATTCCTTCAGGGGTCATGTCCCATTCAGAACTAGAAGGAGGCGCAAACATTCCTCTTTTTGCTAAAGCATCTGTAGCAGGCCAAGGCATAAAAGGGATTTGACCGCTACCTTCTCCACCTTTTTCACTTATTGGTGCATGGAATTTATAAATGTTTTTAGCGTAAATATACTTTGTAAGAAGCTCTCTGTGCTGGCTTGCAATATCTTTCTTGCTGTCTATTTCTCTGCTTGGGTGTAATCCCATGTGTCTAAAGGCAGGAGATACAAGTCTCCATGTATCAGCAACAGTTTTATCTATATCTGATAAACGTAAACCGCTTTGGTTTTCAACAAGTATTGTGTCTAATTCTTTTTTTATTAAAGACATGTCTTTGTAGTAAGCATGTCGAAACACTACTTCTGCATGAGGTTCCATCCCATTTTGAGGCAATAAAACTTCAACTGGTTCTGGACCTTTTGGGTTAATAATAGGTTCTCCAGTACCTCTTCTTGTGTATCTTGTAAGATTTGTTGTGTGAGTACCTTTGCGAACAGCTAATTCACTAGGGTAAGTTAATATCCCTTTTTGTCTAAGAACTGCTTTTTGTTCAGCTTCAAACCTGTATCCAGAATTAGGGTTTTCTGTATCATTACGAAGCATATTTTTTAATTCGTCTTGCTGATCAAAAACATCCATTTTAGACAAATTTTCAACATAGGTAGGCCATAAATAAAAAGGAAATATGGTTTGTTCAGTCAAATCCACCTCCTTGAGCGCACTTCATAATGCCTCTATTCATTTCTTTATCACCCATTTCATATTTTCTGCCAAAATGGTTTACTGCCAGCTTTTCGCACATAGCAATTCTGCCACCATTTCTGTCAAGAAGTTGTGTTTTATAGTTATGCCATTTGTTTCCAAGGATTTGCCTCACAAACTTTAAACCCATATCTTTGTAAACGACATTAATCTCTTGACCACCTGAAGGCAAAGAATTAAGCATTAATTCAATATCAAATATTTCTTTTTCAGTTTCAAAAACAGCTTCATCAGAAACAACTAATCCAGCATTGATTTTGTCTAGTATGTTTTCTGTCCTAATCATTTGAGAATGAATGCCCCCAATATGGTTTTTTAATTTAACCATTTTAGAGTCTAAACTATCCCATCCTGCGGAAGTCAATGATTCTTCATCTAAATAAGGAACAGAAGGTCTTTGAGCATTAGCAGTTTTTTCAGTCATACCAGTCAAAGGATTATGCTGAAACATAACACTCCATTTTCTGCTCCAAGCAGTAAGATCAGCATTTATTTCAGTTTCGTAATCCTCAAATGTAGAGCTATTCCAATTTGCTTTGGCTTCACTAAGGATTTTAGATTCTTGGCTTTTAAGAATTTTTTGGACTTCTAATGGATCAATTTGATCATACTTTAAATTATTTAGTTCTTTTCTTATATGAGAATGCCATCCTGTATCATCTGTCTTTTTAACAACAAGCTCCAAAGGATCTATGCTTGCCCCTTTAAAGTGAGCCTTTAAATCTTCTTCATGATTAGGATTCAGGTCAATAAGCTCTTGCTGAGTAAGACCATGCTTTTTCAATAAAGTCCCTGCTCCTGTATTTGGAATCTTTTCAGTTGCAGTAACCGACATCATTGAAACAATGTTAACTTTTTTGGGTTCTCCCTTTTTATTGGTAATTATCTCAATTTGCCCACCAAACCTTCTAATTGAAGATTCTGGATCATTTATAAAAAGCGATTCTAGCTCAAACTTTTGTTTATTTTTGTCAGGAACGTATGCAGATGCACCATAAGACCTGTTAATATCCTGCAAATCAGCAATTGTTAAATACTGCAAAAACTGTTTATTAGGATCTCCATCTTTTAGCTTTTCAAAGTTTTTCAGATCCTCAACAGCATCATTATATAATTTTAAATATTTTTCTTTTTGTTGATGAGTAGCATTTGGAGCATTTAACTCTTTAACGATTTGGCCCCAAGCCTTTTTACGCCAATTAATTTTTGCCTCAACAGCTTTTGTTTCTGAAATGCTACCTTCTTCATACTTTTTATTAATAAAGGCATCCATCTCAAAGACAGAATTGTAGTTGCCTTGCTTGAACTGATTCAAATAACCGATGCTTCTTTCCTGAATATCAGCCAATGCCATATCACTAATGTTTTTCCTTATGGCTGTATCTGACTGATAAAAAGGATCAATTAAAGCACCTTCTACCTGTATCTGAATCATTTCATTCAGCTTATCGTCATTATCAGGATTATATTTCTTTTGTAGCCTAGAAATCATATCCAGACGAATATCATCTTTCTGGTTGTCAAATGCGGAATAAGAATGAAATCCCTTTTCACCTCTATTAATTTCTATGTTTCCAACTTTAAAATCCTCATTCATTGTGAATCCATCAACCATGATTGCTGAATCACGTTTGATTTCATTTGCAGTCTTTTTGAGTGTTAATTGGTTTTCTTCATTCTGAATCTGTGCTTCTGCATTAGCCCAAACAACCGCCAAGTTTAAAGCCGAGTCAATAGCTTTATTTTGGTTGTCAATCATCTGGAGTTCTAATGCCTCCTGATTTGTTTCAACTATAGGCGTAGGTCTTGGAGTTGTCTTAACATCCATTCCGGGGTCTTGAATAGACTGTCTAAAGAAAGGATTAAGTAGAGACATTTTTTCAGTTTATTAATACGAAGGATTAAATGATGGCTGATAAGTTCTACCTTGATATTGATAACCTGAACCATAAGGAGAACTTGTTGCTACACCTTGAGATGGACTACTACTATTAAAATTCCTCATTGCTCCTGCTACTTGAATTCCAGAAGACAATCCCTGCATACCACCAGTAAGAAAAGAGGTAAACATCATTTCCTGCTTCTTGTTTTGGAGCCTTAGCTTTGAGTAGTATTTCGCTTCTGCTTGTTGATATAAGTTGTCTGCTTGCCGATCTAAAGCATCTTTAGCACGTTGACCTGCATCTTTTTTGTTTTTGACAGTAGTATTAACCTTAAACTTATGAAGGTCTATGTTCGTTGTGTCTTCTGCCTTTTGGCTAAGTATTACGTTGTAAGGAGTTCCTGAATTTTTACCTATAGAAGCTCCACGACCACCCATTCCTGCGGTTTTTTGAGAAGTCTTAAACTGTTGTATTCTTCTTATTCGGTCTTCTTCATAGTCACCAAAAATCTGTGATTGCATTGCAGACTGATGAGCCAAGCCTTTTTCTCTTATGCCTTGCTCTCTAGTTTGCCTCATTTGCGTTAATAAATTCTGGCGATCTCTTTCTAGCTGATCAGCTTGAGCATCATTAGCTCTTCCACTTTGATAAGCACTTAAAAGGCCAGAACCTACGGCAATAGATCCTGCTACAATCCAAGTCATATAAAGTCCTTTGCTATTATTTCTTCTTCAATTTCATCTAAATCTTTAGAAGATGTCGGATGTACTGTAACAAAGATTGTATCTTCATGAACATAGATAACACGTTTTGTCCCTGCATTGGTAATACCATAATAAGGAGCAGATATACGTGTTTCTCCTTCTTCAGTCAAGAAAGAGATTTCTCCTTTTAAGAGAAAAAACGGATGCTGTATTTTGTGAATCTTTGTGACAATCAACTCTCCTTTAGGAAACTGAATTTCACGAATATACTGCTTATCCGAAAAAGTATGCTTTAAGGGATTAATATCTGAATCAGGAAGAATAGCATCTTCTTGTTCAAGCATCTTAGCTTCTAAAGCCATAATGCCTTCCCTAAATTGCTCCTTAGTATACGTAGGTTCGTAGGATTCTTTTACAGTAAGTTCCATCAGTCTTTATTCATAAAAAGAGTCCAATCACCACCTTCTGTTCCCGGATGTATATCACATCTATTTTGCAATAAGGAATAAAACGGAGATTCAGGCTCACAAGGCATTACATATTTAGGTGTTCCTTGTTGTCTCATTAAAGTATCCATTCCTTGAAACACTAGCTTAGAATCTCTTACTTTCATTCTTTCTGTATGCATCCACCAGTATGAAGTTGGACTCCATGTAGAGAATGCTCCTACTATTTCGCCATGTTTCATTACAACATGAGTAGGCATTAAAGGATGTCTATTCCCATCTTTATAGGCTTCTTCGTATACCTTTTGCCTTAGTTCCTCTGTGTCAATTGGGTAGATTTGAATATCAGTTATCATTTGTCTCAAAGTCTACTTCAAACGCAAGAATATTTAAAGGTAGCGGATCTGCTTGCTGGATAATAAATTGACCATCTGTAAATCCTGCACTTCTTGGTATAAGTTCTTTTGTTTCTGAAGATAAATGTGGAGCTTCGCCATATTCGTTAGCAACTGTTCTAGTAACAAGTTCGACTAATTGGCTTTCATCAAATGCATTATTAATGTCGGGATTATATATAGCATATTTAAAATTAGGTGTTCTATAGATTTTAACCCATGTTCGATGAATTCTTTTCTTGTTACCTATTCTAATTCTTCCTCCCGGTCCTATAGCAATAGGAAGTGAAATCATCTTAGAAGTGTATTTTTTACCTCCAATAAGTTTTGTCGTGTTGCCAACAGCAGTTGGTAATTGACCACTAGAATTAATTACTTGATCTACAAACACAGATCCATCACCCAAAAGACCTACATAATCCCCTTCTAAATGGGACAATGCACCAGAGCTAAAATTGGTTCCACTTCCTGAAACATGTCCATCCAAATATTTTGATTCAGATATTGCTTCATCAGTCATCCAATCTTCCATGACTTCTACTGTTTCAATAATTCTATGAGAAAAGACTTGTCCTGAATATGTTTCTGCAACAGGAATAGTCCTTCTTACTAACATCCATAGTTGATCTCTAGTGCTTGAAGGAATAGTACACATGTCAAGAACTACTGCATGGCTTTTATCTGTAGAAAGATGACCTGTAGGATCACCTCCACGTGTATTATTGTAACTGTAATCACCTCCAATCTTATGCTGATGCCAAGCTATGGTTTCTTGCTGTGGTATATAAGTTAAACCTACAATAGTCCCATCTCTGAGTCTAAACCAACTTACAAAGTTAGGTATGTCTGTTTCTACAACTTGAACTGCTTTTTCTTGAAGTATATCTGTAGCTCTAAACGTCATATCAGCCGAAACTGCTGAATCAGATATATTTCCGTAAGTAATTAGCCTTACTTTTTTACCTGTTCCTTGGATAAATAGAATGTTGTTGTCGTAAGGTATAGCGTTTGATCCTGTTTGTGCAGGCTGAGTGCTTTCTCTTTTGATTGTAAAATTAAACGGAGTGATCGTTAAATCTTGTTCTGATCCATAAACTGCATATATCCCACCTGTAGAACCAGCAATTAACTTTTGCTGTGCTACGAGCCATTGAATCTCATCTATCGTTCCTGAATCAAATGTGAATGTCATTCCATTAGTGGCAAGAATCTGATCGCCAATAATAGATGCTCCTGAAGCAGTTGTTTGTCCTGTTGCTGATCCTAATTGTTCAGATGGAGCAAAGTTTTCAAAATCAGCAGTTTGTGAAAACCAAACAGTTTGTGGACTTCTGTTATTTCTTCCAAAAATTAATCTTTGTTGGTAAATAGCGACATGATGAGGATATTGACCTTCGTAAAATTCACCAAATTTCCAAGAAGTTATTCCTGTTAAATCACCTGTTACTGGAGAATTTGAAAATAATCTTAAAACTGCTTGATTCTGATCTCCTGTAATAGATTCAAGCCTTCCCCAAACCCACCAAATTTGACCTTTCTTTAAAAGACTTATTCTAAAAATTCTTCCTTCATCACCATTTCTAAATATATTAACCGCAGAACCAGATGGGCTTTTAGCTTCTAAAGTTATAGAATCTCCATTTGATAAATAGTGAGCAAACACTTTATGTTTTTTTGCTCCTTCTGCCGTAATTTTATCTGTATTATCAGCACTATCAACAGCGTGGCTAAATACTGCAATATCCGATGTTGCTGTTTCTGATATTTGAAATGTATTTGCTGTTGGATTTCTTACTGTCCAAGTTCCATCTCTTGGAATATGAGTTGTATTAGAAGCATTACCACCAGACAAAGTAATAAGCATTCCTTCTTGCAAACCATGATTTTTTACTTGGAAATAAGATAAAGATGCAAAATTTCCAGCATAACCTTCGTAAGCACCATTTTTAGCAAATTGCTGAGTAGCACCACCAAAATTCTCATTAATAAATCTTTTACCAAAAGTTGCTGAATGAGTAGTAACTGGTGAGTGTGATATTATATCAATAACAGTATCATCAGTACCTTGAGCAGTATCTTCTTGTTGTCCTAAATAGGGGCCATCCTTATAATCAAAAATATCTAAAGCCCATTGGAAACCATCAGTTGTTCTAAAAGTGCCGTTAGTTGTTCCTGTAGTTCTAGATAATTTGTAAGGTTCTACTTCAGGACTTACTAAAAAGAGGATGTCAGCAGATTGAACAAATTGAAGGTTATTAAGTTTATCATTTGAATTATAAGGGCTTCCTGTAATTCTTAAATGGTTTGTTTGTGTAATACCTCCGTTTGTTTCACCACCTATTGGGGAACTGTTTTTATAAGGTTTTATGTACCCAAGATGAAATTTAACTTCGTCACCATTACTACCAAAAGTTCTTGCAGATCCAAGACTTTCTGAAGATGCAGTAAAACCTATAGTTACTTTAAAAGTATCTGTTGTTGCATCTCTTACATAATATTTATACTCAGTTGTTATTCCTTGCGTACCTCCAGCATTATTAGGCAAAGAAGTCCCTGAAACTGTTAATATGTCGCCATTATTTAGGCCATGACCTGTCGCTGTAAAAGTATTACTACTACTATCTGCTGTTACAGGAATATCAATATATCCAAATTCAAGAACATAATTGTTTGCACTTTCATGTCCAAAGACAAAAGGAACCAACCTGACAGTTGCTTCATATCCCAATGAAGTATTACTTTCAGTTTTTGATACGAATTTTGTTCCGGGTCTACGTGTAAGGCTACCAGTTGGACGGACTACTAGGTTCTCAATAGTAGCAGAAGATGACATGTATTTATCATCAGTTGCATTACCAAACCTTTGCTCTGCAATCTGACCACCAAACCAGTTGGTTTGAGTGAATGTTTCTCTTGCCATTAAGTGACACCACTAGCCGTAGAAGCTGAAAAAGGCTTAAACCATCCAGAAGAAGATTTGGTTCTGGATTCTATCCATTCATTTGATTCAAATTTATCAGCAGTACCTTCTTGACCATTGATACTTCTGGCTTCAGAAAGAAGTGTTTGATATTTACCTAACATTAAATCTCTAAGTTGAGATTGGCCTGTTAAGTCCATAGCAATTTCACCTGCTAATGCCATACCGCAAGCTTGAATCAATAATGAATCAAATAACTGCAATGTATTGGTATCAGTATCATGGTTATTACTACCAGTATACTTTTTAACGTATCTGACGTTTGCTGAATTAGCATCAGTTACTAGACATAACATGTCTTGTTTTTCATGAGTTACAATCTCAACTTTCCAAGGATAATCATAATCCTCTTCTTCTTTAAGAGATAGTATTCTCAATGAATCTGCTGGCAATTGATAAGCATTATCAAAACGATATTTAGGAACAGTAGATATTTTAGGAAGCGTTGCCCTTTTTGTCATACAGTTCCAAGGATGCGCTCTTAAAACAGAATTAATTACATCACTAAGTCTGTCTTTAGTCGCAAATGCCTGAGCTGTCTTGTCAGAGAAAGCGGAGATCGTTTTGTCGCCCAGATTATTCAGGGCTATATTTGCAATCTGAACAGCAACGTCAGTAGACATTATTTCTTAGCAGTTTTTTTAGGTTTAGCTTTTTTCCAAGTAGTCCAACCTACTTTTAAAAGATCATGCCATTCTTTAGAATGCTGTTTGACTGACCTTTCTTCTCCTTCTTCCGAATAAAGTGTAATTAAAGCCATATTTCCTTTTTTAAAATAGGAGGCCCCTTAGAGGCCCCCTAAGTTAAAGATCAATCAACTGAGTACCAAACGGCCCATTTGATTGTGTTTGACATGTGCGCGGCCCCAATTGTGCCTTCAATCCATGTTTCCGCAGTATATTCATACCCGAAAGCATCAATTCCAGCACCTCCAGCCATTCCAGCAACAACAGTCGCACTAGCAACTGCTACATCACCAGTATTGCAAAGAGGCCACATTGTGGCAATTTTGCCATTAGCACCTAATACTGTTGCATCAATAAAGCGATTAGGATCGCCTGAATCTCCAACAGCAATAGTGCCTGCACCACCAGTATCATCACCAACGACCATCACCTGCCAGACTCTAGATCCTTTAGGCATTTTAGCCATTCTGATGACAGTTCCACTTGCACCAGTATTATTAGTGCTTGTGTTTCCATCGGCTTCATAAGAGTCATAAATAACTCTTACTCTAGCACCTTGCTCTGCGACATTTACTTGTTCAACAGGATTCGTTATTGATTGAATCTGCTTACGAGCATTGTTGCCGTATGTAGTAGCCATATTAATCTCCTTTCAAACGATTAAGATTTATCTACAGCCGAATCTTGACATTGGATTTCTACTACACGTTCTTCTTCAAGACGAGTAGCACCCAAAGTCATTCGGTAGTAAATGTATTGACTGAATCGTTTGTCAGGTCTTTCAGAGATCCTAGCCACAATGTCTTCCCAAACACAAAGGCCAATACCTCTGCGGTGGAATGCATAAACATAATGTTCATCAACAGATGTGACTTGTGGAACTTCAACAGAACCCGAATAAGACTCAGATCCAGAAGTGGTTGGGATCTTTTCAGTACGGATAATATTAAAACCCATAAACTGATTTAAATCACCAGCAACTAAAGCTCTGACCTGATTGTAGTCTGCACTATTAACTTTTGTTGAAGTCAACAGATAAGCTAATTGGGCAGAGTTTACAACTAAGAACAAGTTGCTATTTCCATTTACATCATAATCGTCAGCTTCATTAGCACCTAAAAGCTTACGAGCATGAATCAATTTACCTACAGTTAGTGGCTGTTGATTCCCAACAGTTTCACCATCAACTGCATAACTGTTAGTTACAGAAGTAATCTTCTGTGCTGAAGGTAGTGCAATGGAAGAATTAGAGGTACTGCCTGAAGTAGCAGAATCTCCTG